TTTTTATTTTTTATTTTTTGTTATAATTTCTTTCACATATGTTCCGCGTTTTAGATTAACATAATTAATCATAATATTGTCTTCTCCAAAATTATGTAAGTATTTGGGTTTATGTAGCGGTTGTGGGTTATAAACTACATATTCAACATCAATTCGTTTTTTAGGTTGAGTTTCTTTAATAGTATCCATTTTTGTCTCTTTAATAGTATCCATTTTTGTCTCTTTAATAGTATCCATTTTTGTCTCTTTAATAGTATCCATTTTTGTCTCTTTAATAGTATTTATTATTTATAAAAGCATTTCAATTTTTTTATAAATAAATGGCGTTTGAAATGTTAAAAGGTGTAAATCCCTTTTCACCTTTTAATTCTTTTTAAATCCTTTTACACCTTTTAATTCTTTTTAAATCCCTTTTACACCTTTTAATTCTTTTTAAATCCCTTTTACACCTTTTAATTCTTTTTAAATCCCTTTTAATTCTTTTTAAATAGACCAATTGTCTTTTCTTTCAATCTATCGAGTAGGTCCGGATGAACATCATCTACCGTAAACAATTGACAAATACATTTATGCGTTATGTAGAAGACTTGTTGGCTAAATAATGTAATGAAAATTAAATATTCCAAATTGCGTCGAATATTTTCTATTTCTTCAGGAGTTCCGGTTGGATTGCTTAAATCCATGAGTTCCTGTTTTATTTCTTCTAGGATTTGTTTGAATTTAGCATTATCAATCATTTTTTCAATTGCTTTTTTAATTCCTGCGTCCATATTCTCATCATTTATCGTTTCCACATTAAAAACAGATAAGAGTTCATCTCGATATAATTTTTCACAAATAAGATGAACATCGTCCATCGAGTATTCCAGGTCTTCGCCATCATCGTCGTCGTCGACATCACCGTCTTCGTGATTTTTATCAACCTTTTCCTTATGCTCTAGCTTTACTGGTTCTATAGTTATAGATATTTTTATTGGTTCATTAACAATGGGTTCGTTAACAATGGGTTCATTAACAATGGGTTCATTAACAATGGGTTCATTAACAACGGCTTTCTTTCTACCTCTCTTTTTTGGCTCTTCGGTTACATTTGTTGCTGTTGCTGTTGCCGTTGTTACTGTTGCTGTTGCCGTTGTTACTGTTGCCGTTGCTTTCTTTCTACCACCCTTATTTTTAACTGGGATAATTTGTTCTTTTTCTTTTTCCAGTTCTTTTTCCTTTTCTTTTTCAAAATTTAATATAGCCACTACCGCGGCTACTACTTTTGCGGCCGCAGCCTTGGATGCGGCTGATTTTTCTTCCCTTTCTATTCTTTCTTCCTCTTCCTGTTTCTTCATGAATTTTCGATGTAAATTCATAATTAATTCATTTTCAATCTCGTGATATCTAACAACAAAATCGGTGTTATACATTTATATTAATTAATAAATAGTCTTTAAATTAATATAATAATTATTCTTAGTTTTATTTTCTATTTTCTATTTTCTATTTTTTATTGTTTCTATTTCTAATTTCGCCTAAGCATACTGTCCCGCCGTATGCGCATGATAAAAATCGCGATCTCTTGTTAGTTCCCGCGACGGCACACCGCCTCTTATCCACCCCTCAGACGCCATGCCTTCAATCAAATTACTCGGATTTTGAATCGTTTGCTTAACATCTGGAATCAATGGCGTCGTATGGAATTTCAAATAGCTCTTCTCGGTTAAACCGGTTACGGTGCGCTTGTTAGTAATCGTCTCTCCTTGTTGGATTTGTGATTCTAAAATAGGATCCACCGAGCCTCTTCCTAAAAAGGGCACGGTAGCAAAGGGGCGCTGAAACAAGTCAATTCGGCAACGAGGATTCGTTTGAATAGCGCCAATGAGAAGCCGAGAACTGTCGTCGATGTTGGAGCCGCAAATATCGGAACCCATTGTGCCTGAATAATTGATGCCTGGTTGCGCAACCGCTAGCATTCTGGCCTTCGACATGGTGCAGTCTTGTCTGAAATAGTTCTGTAACAAGTAGCTGCATGCCTGGGAATTCTCGATGGAATTGATATCCTGGCTACAACTGTCATCGCCTAGTCTTGAAATATTGTTAAAAGCAAAGTCTGAAACAAAAGCCATTTTATATATTATTAGAATATATTAATAGAATATAAAATTATCTCTAAATATTATTATATGGACGACCAATTAGTTCAGGCCTTTAACTCTCAGAAAGGATTGCCTATTGAAATCATTTATATGATTTTAAAGTATTTACGACAACCACAGTCAGCTATCTTGTTAAAAGATATTGCCAGTTTCTCTAAAACTAGGACAAATATTACAAACATATATTATAAAAAATGGATCAAAATTAGAAAATTTATAAAAGGGGAAGATACTAATTGGCTTGAAAACGACCTGATATTATATGCTAATGAAAATGCCCCTATCTGTGAAGGGTTGCAGCCGAAATTTAAAGAAATTCTTGGTCGTTTTTGTAATGTTAAAAAGATAAAAAGTATTAATTTTCATAAATATGCTTGTTCAAATAAACTTGCCGCGAAAACAAGAGCCAATATGCTTTGGGGTCTATTCACGACTGCAGAACGCGACACGTTTGTTGAATTAAAATACGATGATGGCACAAATTGTTACCATTCATGGTCTTAAATGTTTCTTCGTTTCTAAATGTCTGGTAAATAATATTTCCGCAAAGGTTCCAAAATCACATTTGGTGCAGTAAAGTGTAAAACATTTCTGTCTTTCTTCTGAGCATGAATGTTTTGTTAGTTTATGTGCTTTCATATTAGTCAAATTAGTTGTCTTGAATACACACAACTCACATTGTGGATCCAATATTTTGTCACATCTTGTCTTCCGTTTGCCTTCATTTAAATGCTTTGTACCTTCAATATGTTGCTTCCAATGTGCTGGATATGCACATTTATAGTCGCATTTTTCGCAGTAAAACTTAGGGATTGGCGTTGATTTTGCTTCCATGTTTTAATTAGTATATTATATGTCGTGTTGTCTTTAAGTCGCTTCATTTTAAATGTATTATAATATAGATAAAATGAAGACAATTTATCGATGTTTTTTTGTATGATTTTTCCTCCCATATTTACAATGTTGTTTTTGAGAAAATCCTTTTGGATGATTGCAATTAATGCTCTTTTTATATTTTATACTCCATTTTCTACGCATCTTTTTTGTCATTATATTATAATGACAAAAAAATATTTTTATACATTAACATTTCAAACAACAAATTTCAGATCATATCTTTCAACACCAAATTCGACATTCTAAGAGTATTGATATTAAAACAATAAATCATCATACGTTGTTCCGTACAGGATGAACCCAGTGGAGGTTGGGTGGGGATCAAAATAAAATCCTTTTACACCTTTGTCCGGTGACTTCACAACTATATCATCATCTATATCTTTCACACCTATGGTATATCTTTCGTGTTTTTGTAAAGTTGTTACTACATATATTTTTTTTATTTACTTGATATAATTTACATTCAACAATTACTCTCTTACAAGGCATACAATTGTTAAACCAATCCTCATTTATTACCGCCAAATAAATATAAGAATTATTATACTTATTGTGTCGTTTAGTTTCCAATATGTACACTGTTTGGGAGGGCATTCTGTACGCAATATCATACGCATAATTAATATTTTTATTTTTTAACATATTAATCGCCTCTTGTAAATCTTTATTTAATAATGACTCCATTATAATAATTACGTCATTTAACAACATTTTTAATACTACTTATGAAATTATATTTAAATTATTTTTATATTCAATTTTATTTATGAATATTTACAATCTCATACTCTCTATTTTCTTTATGTAAAATAAACTTAAAATTATAACTATATTATAACTATATTATGCCAAAATTGAGTGAAATGAAAAATATTGAAGAATATTGTGAATATTATAAATCTGAAGTCCAACTATTTCCAAGTAATTTACAAGATATGATTGAACATTTACAAACTGAAGAAATTTGTAAATTAGCAGTTCAACTATGTGGATATGCTTTAGAATATGTATATTACAAATTAAAAACTGATGAAATTTGTAAAATAGCAGTTCAACAAAATGGACTTGCTATACAATATGTAGGTGACCAGTCAGAAGAAATTTGTAAATTAGCAGTTCAACAAAATGGACTTGCTTTAGAATATATATATGACTTTAACCAGACAAAAGAAATTTGTAAATTAGCTATTCAAGAAAATCCAAGAGCTATAGAATATCTTGAATATCTTGATTATAATTTACAAGAAGATTACGATGAATTAGAAGATTACGATGAATTAGAAGATAACGCACGTTATGAATTAGAAGAAATGTACAAATTTGCTATTAAAACTCACTATTGGTATTTTAAATATATACCAGAAGATTTACAAACAGAAGAAATATGTAAAATAGCAGTTAAAGAAAGAGGATATTTATTAAAGTATGTAAAAAATCAGACAGAAGAAATTTGTAAATTAGCGATCCAAGAATGGGAAGGTGCTTTAGAATATGTAAAAGATGAATATAAACCAATTGTCTGCTGTCAATCCGAAGTCGACATTCTAAGAGTATAGGATTAAATATATATTACATAATCATAATTTAAAAAAATTATATATATAAAGTAAATTATATATATAAAGTAAATTATATAAAGTAAATTATATATTTATAATGAATTATGAATATGAAAAATATATAACAGATAATGACAATATTTTAGATACACTAAATAAATATGGTGTAGCAATAATTCCAGATATAATAAATCAACAAGAATGTGATGCAATAAAACAATGTATGTGGAATTATTTAGAAACTATTACTGCAAAATTACCAGTTCCAATTAAAAAAGATAGAACCAGTACTTGGACATCTTATAAAGAATTATATCCAAAACATTCAATGTTGCTTAAACATTGGTCTATAGGACATGCACAATTTATATGGGATTTGCGAACAAATCATAAAGTAATAGAACCATTTGAAAAAATATGGAATGTTAGTAAAGAAGAGTTATTAGTTAGTTTTGATGGTGCATCATTTCATATTCCACCTGAAATAACTGGCTTTGGATGGGCTGCTAAAAAAGATAAATTATGGTTACATACTGATCAAAGTTATTTAAGAAATGAGTTTGAATGTGTTCAAGGTTGGATTAATGCATATGATACTAATGAAGGTGATGCTACATTAATTGTATTAGAAGGATCACATAAATATCATAGTGAGTTTGCACAAGAGTTTGAAGAAACCAGTCCAGATGATTGGTTTCTTTTGAATCAAGAACAAATTAAATGGTATACTGATACTAAAAAATGTGTTAAAAAATGATTAAATGCCCTGCTGGTTCTCTTGTATTATGGGACTCGCGAACAATTCATTGTGCAAAAGAACCTGATTCAAAACGTCATCAATCTAATTATAGATGTGTTGTATATCTTTGTTATACTCCAAGAAGTTTTGCTTCAATTGGTATGTTAAACACAAAAATTAATGCTTGGAAAAATTTAAGAACTACATCACACTGGCCACATAATCCACAATTATGTGATCTTTATCCAAATACTTTTGGTAATCCATTACCACAAATAGTTCAAATAGTTAAACCAGAAATTGATGATTTAGCATATAGTTTAATCGGATATTAGTTCGTTCATAATGCCATGGTTATAAAGTAGATGTATCGAGGTAAAATCAGATTGGACATATAATATCAAATCGAATAATGTTGAATTAAAACAGCAAGCAGCTAAAGAATTAGGATATAATTACGAAATATGGATTTATGATAAAAATGGAATAAAAACAAATTGTTACCAATAATGCTCTCAATTTTAAATTAAAATATATCGGTAGCTGTCTTTTTGGCGCATCATGGCGCCTTCTGGTGTAGATTCTTTTGCGCTGTACATATTTCCGAATAAGTATTCCGAAAACGCACCTTGATCATTACAAATTTTCGTGTTGGCACAAGAGTAGAACCTCATCATAGAATTATCTAAATCATAATTATCTTTTAGGTCTCCATATAGTTGCTTATTTGTATTAATTATGTCTGGATTTAGCATCTGAGTTTGCTTCTTAACCGAGGAATTAATGTCATCATAAACATCTGGATTGAAACTAGGTGCGGCAGCCTTTCTATCAGGTGTATCCATGATGTCGGTTAGAAGAACGTTACCGAAAGGATTCTTCTTGGTCGTCGGATGAAAATCGCTGCGTAAAAGTGTTTCTAAAGTAACTGGATTGGTTGTTTTAGCGATAAAATCTTTGGAGCCTTTGGATCCTTTTGATCCTTTTGACCCTTCGGATCGGAACCCTTCCTTCGTTTGAGTCAAATCCTTCACAATTTTCTCTTTTCTAAATTTGTAAAGAGAGACCATAATGGCCAAAGTGATTGCGCCTATAATGAGAAAGTGTGCTTTTCGAGTAAATAAGAAGCCTAAAAGAGACAAGATAATAACAATGCGGCTAATTGCGTTTAACTTGGCTTCGAATGTTAGATTCGCAGTAGGCCATAACTGTAACATACTGTCTTTATTGAATAAAATAGTAGGATCATTGAACCAAAATGGAGTTGTCATTATATATATATAAATCTTTAATATTTTAGATTTATATATTCTTTATTTAGTTCCTTATAGTTAAGAACATTTTGAACTAACAAATATATCTTTATTTCTTCTTCCCCTTCCCCTTTTTTAAGTTCGCTTTTAATGGTTCCGATTTCGCTTCGCTTTTCGCTTCGCTTTTCAAAGGTTCTGATTTCGTTGGTTTTGCTCCTCTCGGTGTCTTTTCCACCTTTTCGCCTGTGCTAAATATTTTGATGATTTCTTCTTCGGAAATGGTGGATTGGGTTGCTGCTGCTGCTCCTGCTCCTGCTGCTGATGTCGATGATTTATGCGCCTTATTTGCTTCTGCTTTCGCCTGCATGCGCTCCTTCATCTTCGCGGTCTTCATATTTTTATTCAGCTGCGCTTCCATAGCACCCATGTTCATTTTTGCCCCTTTTCCTAATCCAGGAATGCCCATTTGGCTAAACATTTTCTGCATATCGCCCATCCCAGGCATCGACTGCATCTTATTCAAAAGGTCCATCCCTTCGCTCATTAGCTCGCTTTCCTTTAACTCTCCTGACTTGATTTTTTCGTCAATTTTGTCTCCGATATTTTTCACCATGCCCATCATTTTGCCAGGATTTTTAAAAAGCTTTTGAAACACATCTTTCGCGTCCTTGCTCTCATCTAAATCTAGATTCAACTCTAATGCGGTCTCTTCTGCTAATTCCATTGCTAACTTCCCGAGTTTGCCGCCCATCATGCTATTAATATGCTCGTGAATGTCTTCCGGACTAGGCATGTTTCCCATATTTGGTTTCGATTTTGTACCGTCATCGTTTATATCGTCGCTACCGTTTATGCCGTCGTTACAACCTGTATCGAACATGCCTTGCATGTTTTCAAATGTTTCTTGAAGCTTGCTCTTTAATTCGTCTTCATTAATCGCCTCAAATAGCTTCGCAGTGTCGCCTAATTCGGAACTGGTATGAACTGTTCCAATCACGGAAAATAAAATTAGCTGTAAATATTTCCAAATAGTGGAGCGGGTTGTTTCGCTAATGTTATCTGACCATATGAGCTTGAATACAATACCTGGTAGAAATTCCGTATTTTCTACAGAGTCTTCCTTGAAGATTTCTGGATTCTTGTATAAAATGTCGAAAAATCGTTCGGGAAATATCTTGACACAGTGCTTAAATACGGCTAAACATTCGGATTCTTTTTTATCAGAGTTGCCCACTTTACCGTGACTCCACCACCTCGAAACAATTCCGGCATATTCAGGGAAGGTTGTTAGTATATCAATTACAAAGTCATTCACAATTTTATAAAACTCATCAGGGACTTTTAAATCGTCAATGGATTTTGGAGGTTTAGAATTAGGGGTTTCAGAATTCACAGTTTCAGAATTCACGGTTTCAGAATTCACGGTTTCAGAATTCACAGTTTCAGAATTCACAGTTTCAGAATTCACGGTTTCAGAATTCACAGTTTCAGAATTATCAAAAGTTTCAGACATATAGTTTCTATAAAAGATATATATTTAAATCAAACTAACAAAATATACTTTATATTCAATAAGTTTTTAAATAAAAAGATAAAAGAAAGAATAAAAGGTAAAGGAATAAAAGGGAAATTATTAAATTAAATAGTAGCCGAAGTGGGAATCATATTTGCTAGCTTACATAAATTCTGAATATATTTCATGGTTTTTGCTTGATTATCAGGAGACATTTGCTTCACTGGGTTGCGCAATCGGTCAATACACTCCATAATATGGTCCGCATTACCACTTCGATTTAAATCATTCGAATAATCCTTTTCAATGAAAAAGTTCACATCCCCTGCTAAAATTCTATCTTGATACGGATCTGCTACATACTTGAGCCAGATTCGGACAATTAATTTAGGATTCGCTTTTCTTATCGCGATTAATGAATTTTTAGCCGCTAAAATATCCGTATCTTCAGGAAAAACATTATGAATGTCCGTGAGAAATTCGACAAAGTGGTCATTAAAAATGGTTAATATATTGGTATTGGTGATTGGATTAGTCATGTATAATTTATTTAAATATTTTTCTTTAAATATTTTTCTTTAATATATAATTTAATAAGCGATATCTAAAAATCATTAATAAAAAGTATAGAATGTTCCAAGTTCCTTTCCAATTGCTTTTCTAAATATTCTTTAGTGTCGATAAATCCTCCAATAAATTTGCTATCATTGTTAAATACTATTGGAAAGGATTTCCAATCTCGACTTGTTAGATTCATTATAAATAATAGAAATGCCGCTTTGGATTCGACCAAATAGTCATCACAATCGATTGTGATAAATGATATATGTTTCGTTTCTAATAATTCCCTTACCTTTTTACAATTTGGACACCCGCTTTTGCTGTAAATTGTATAACTGGTAGTTGATGGCTGAATAAATTCCTTGGAATCCATTTAAATATATATTATTGGCGATATATGTTTAAATCTTTTTCTAAATATTAGAATAGTCTAATAAAGAATATATCAAAATAAAGAATATATCAAAATAAAGAATATATCAAAATAAGTATTTAAAGACAATCGTCCTTATTTATAGTTAGTCAATTCGGCGTCCCGTTTTCGCTGAAGCGCCTCGATACTCATCTCCCCTTCCTTTAATTTGTCCGCCTTATAATCATGATCATCTTGCGGTAAATGCATTGCTAAATTGCTCGACTCATTCAATGAAACATAACTGTGCATTTGCCTTAACCCTCCATCCCCCTTGACGCTAAGTTCTGAATCGGATTGGTCCAAAAAACTGTAACAATCTGATACAATTCCTGAGCCAAATGAACCAAAACTGAAACCGTCTAAAAAGGAAGCTGGTTCCATATTGTTTTTAGTCGCCTGCTTAACTTGAACATCTTGCGCCGGTTTTAAATGCTGATAAATTTGGTCGCCATAAATAACCTTATAGTTTTGATTCAATAAAAGGAGAGCTGGAACCCTAGTAACATTCTCAGGCATGATAATCTTTTGTTCATTTTGTAAAACAATGAAAATCTTTCCATTACTATCCTTAATTCTCTTGTCTATACAAATAAAATGAATATCTTTAGCCACGCCTATTTTTGAAACAGTCTGTAACAATTTTTTGGAAGGTTCGCAAAAATTACTGTAATATAAAATACTGCTCATTAAATTATCACAGCTTTTAAAAAAAGGTGGATAAACCAATAACTAACAAATATTATTGAATATTATTTGTTAGTTATTGAATATTTGGTCCGCTTAAAAAATTGAATTATATTTAACATATTATTAAACACAATATTAAATATACCATAATATATAGATATACCATGAGTGCTAAAATCGAAGAATTAAAAGAATCCGGCGACACAATGACATTTACTCTTAGCGGAGTAGATACATCTTATGCTAATGGAATAAGACGAGTTATCTTGTCAGAAATCCCTATAGTCGTTTTC